GACGAAGTCGACGTCGTTTAGTTCCGTCTTAGCCAGGGTGGACAGCCCGTCGGAGCATTTCAGGACCACCGTCGAATCGGTCGCATCCGGGTATAAAACGTCCGTATCGTCGATTTTCCCGCGGAACAGCGTCGTCGGTTGGGACGCCGAGTCGAGGAACACGTTGACGCGTACGTCGGCGTTGATCCACTGGGCGTCGCTGTACGTGCCACCAGCGAGCGGCGAGTAGGCGTTGTCCTGATTGTTGAGGCTGATGACGCATGTGCCGGCTGTGAACACGTCTTGCACCCTGGACCGGCCGACCTTGATCTTGATGGCGCGCACGTCGGCTGTGAGGGCACGACGCGACCCGTCGAGGTACACATGGACGACGAACGTCGGGGAAGCCATCAGCTACTGCGCTGACTGCTGCCAATGCGGCGGAAGCGGCCCGTTCGTGTCGACGTATGCGCCCATAGCGTCGACGACCTCCTGGCCGGTGACAGCCGTCGCGTTGATGACGACCGTCGTACCGCCTCCGCGTTGCCCAGGGTCGCCTGTGAAGCCCGCGAACATGGCTTGCGCGCCGGGGCTGCCCAGCCACGCGGCGATCTCGGCATCCGTTGGTCCAGCAGCTACGGCGGCGGCCGCAGCTCCGACGACTTCGAGTCCTGGACCGGTCCCGGTGATGTCCACGACGGTCATGGCGGCGATGCGGGCCGCTTCTGCCGCGGACGCCGCGACAGCTGCCAAAGCCGCAGCGACGGCGTCCTCGATAGCAGCCAAAGCCAGATCGTTGATGTTGCCGCCACTAGGAAGGAACGCGGACGGCTCAGCGGCAGCGGCGGGGGCCTCCTCGACGACGGCGGCAGCCTCCTCGACGACTGCGGCAGCGGCGGCGGTGGCGGCGGCGGCCTCCTCGACGAGGGCGGCGGCTATCTCGTTGATGCTGACGCCGGCTCCAGGAAGGAACGCGGACGCGGCGGCGGGGGCAGGAGCAAAGTCCGCGGGGTCGCCACGATCCCAATCCGGGTTATCGCGGCCGAACTGTTCAATGGCGGCGGCAAACCCGCGAGTCATCGCTGTGCCTGCCTCCTCGCCGGCATCTTCGCCGGCCCCGCGGGCGAGATCGACCAGTTGAGCTAATACGAAACCGAACGGGCTCATTACCGCCGACGCGAGTGCCAGGGTGAACCCGGCGAAACCCTTCACGAAACCGCTTTGGGCTGCCTTGCCTGAGAGGAGTGCGCCCTGCTCCCATGACGGATCGTCGAAGAACTGGTTGACAGCGGGCAGGATCACGTCGACCAGGTGGTTGATCATGGCCGTGTACCCCGGCAGGAGCGCCGTGCCGATCTTGACCTGTACCTGTTCCCATTCGCCGGCGAGTATTTTGGTCGCGTTCGTCGCCGAATCCGATGTGCGGGCGAAGTCACCCATTGCCCTAGCGCCCTTGTCGAGGATGAGGGCGTACGCGGCCTGCGATTTGATCGCCGGGGTTAGAGCATCTTTCGTGTTCTTGATGAGGCCCATTGCGAGGGCCTTCGTCTTGATCGTTGCGGCGTCGAGGAGGATGCCGAGCTTGCGGAGCGGTTCGGCTTCGCCGATGAGGCCGGCACGCAGCGCCGTGAGGGCCGTTTCGACCGAAACGTCGTGCAGGGACGACAGGTCACCGGCGAGGCCGGTGAGGGTCGTCGCCATCGACGCGGATGCTTCCTCCGACATGCCCATTGCGTCGCCGAGGCTGGCGAACACGCCGGTTGCTTGCAGCGCGGCAAGGTTCGTGACACCGAACGACTCCAGCGACGTCTGGGCGAACGCTTCGACCGCTTTCGACGATTCGCCCAGGAGCAACTGGTTCTTACTCAGCGCCTCCTCCATCGCGGCGGCCTTGTCGATCATCGGCTTCAGCGCCACAGCGGCACCGACGGCGACACCAGCGAGGGCACCGAAGCCGATGCCGGCCATGCGCGTCGCGCGCATCAGCCTGTTCGACATGAGTTCCGAACCCTTAGCGACGCGCTTGAACGACTTTTCGAGGTTGCTGGTTCGACCGAGGAAATTCGCGGTGAATGTTCTTGCGGCGGCCATTACCGGGTCAGTCCTTTCAGCACTCGTTCGATCTGGTCGGTGTATTCCTTCTTGATGAAGCCGTGCATTTTGATGATCGTCGGGAACAGGACGTAACCCTTACGGCCGCGGTGAGGCGGAAACTGTCTCGTTGTCGGCCTGCGCCGGCCGCCGAACTCGACACCGTAGAAAATGTCGCCCGACGCCGGCAGTTTCTTTTTACCGCCGATCACTCGGCGATGCGTCGCTGCCCTTGTCGCTCCACCGGCTTTGATCTGCGGAACGGTGGCCTGAACGGCGCGCAGCGACGGGATGATGATCTGGTACTGGGAGGCGTGGGGCACGATGCGGCTGCGGCGCTTCATCTGGACGAGCACCGTTTCAGCGATCTCTTTCGATCCCTGCTTGACTGCTTTCTTCGTTTCCTTCGGGGCGCGCTGCAGCTGGCGAAGGAAGTCGTCCATGCCGAACATTTCGATAGCGACCATCGGCTTTTGTGCCATTAGCGCCGCTGCCTCGCTTTCTCCTGCTCGTCTGCCTGGTACTCGAGGACGCGCCACATGGCGTTCAGCACCTCAGGTGGGCACTCGAGCAGCTGCATGGGGCCGATTGACGTGCGGACGCTGAGGGCGGCAATTTGGACGGTCAGGCTGTCCCAGCCGAGGGCAAAGGGTCGGAATCGTCCTCGCCGACGGCTTCGATGTCCTCGAGGTTGTCGAGCCAGCCGTCGAACGGTTTGACTGACCCGCCGTTGTTCTGCGCGTCGCGCCACGCCGCCTGGTGCGCGAGCCACGCGAGGTGCTCCACGCGAACCTCCGCCATGGCCCTACCGATCCCTACGCCCCACTTACGCTCGAAGGCGACTATGACGGCCGGGCCGGCGGTCAGGACGGATTCGGTGCCGTCGTGCAGCACGCGCAGGGTGATCTTCATCGAGTTCTTCATGGTGCCCCCCTCGTCGACTAGCTCGTGGCTCGGGTGATAGTCCCGCTCGTGGGCCACGACACCGAGAAGGTGGAAAGGGTTCCGGCCTCGGCGCTGATCGGCGTGTACGAGTTGACGAACACGCTCCCGGATTCACTCGGGTTGGTCGATCCCACCACTGCGTTCGTCGGCTTGAACACGAACGCGGTCAGCGAGCCGACCAGCGGGCTGATCGTGGCGTCGACCTCCGAGGCGGCATAATCCTGGTGGAAATTGATTGTGAGGACACCTGACTGCAAACCTCCGATCAGGGTGCGTGAGGCATCGCCGAATGCCGTGGTCTCGACTTCGTCTGCATTTTTTTCGAGCGTGGCGCTCGAAATGTGGTCGGACAGGTCGACGCCCCCAATTGTTAGGACGGCGGTTGCGCCTCCGATTAGTTCTGCCATGGTTTCAGCCCTCCTGTGGGCGCTTGGCGGTGGCCAGGTGGCCGCCGTCGATTAGACGCTGGGCGTCCTCGTCGGACATGTCCGATGAGAACGTCGAGCCTGGTTCATTTCCGAAAACGGCATGGTTGCCGCAAACGGTGTATTCCTTCTTCTTACGTGTCACGCATACACCTCCAGGGTGAAGTTGGCTCCCATGTAGTCGGTTTCGTTCGCGGAAATCAGGCCGTACTCGCCCATCTGCGTGACCTGGCACGTCGAGCAGCTCCCGTCGAGGGTCAGGTCGCCGGCGATGAGCGCCCGCACCGCCCCGGAACCCGACACGAGGCCGTCCAGGAGGGCCTGGTTGGCGGCCGGGTCGAAGCGTTGGGCGATCACCGTGATCGTGAACGTGAGCAGCTCGAGGCCGTTGCCGAACGCCCGGTCGTAACTCACGGACTGCAGGTCGATGACCGCGCACGGCGGGGAGACCGTATCGGGCATCGTCGCCGCTATCTGGATAAAGGTCGACGACGTTGCCAGGCGTGTCTTGATCCCGGCGCGGATCGCCGCGATGTCGGCCATCAGGCGACGCCGGCACGTCGGTAATCCATCAGCAGGTGCCCCACGTCCGGGTCGGAACGCGAGATGCGAACAGGGCCGAAGTCACCCATACCGATTATTCCTAATGGACTCGATTTTCTCGAATACAATTTTGCCGAGACCATTAGTGCCGCTTGTTTGATCGAGTCGGGGACAGCCGGCCAGCCCCACTTCGCGGTGACTTCGACTGAGGCGAGGCCGTCGCCGTAAACCGGGAACGTGTAGCTGCCGACAGCCCGCAGGTTGTTCACCGACCGCGGCGTCGTTTTCAACAGGTTGTTGAGCGGTTCGACCTGGTAGTCGGTCGACGCCCACGTCGTATCGAACGTCCCATCGCCGGACGTGTCCGTTTTGACGACGAGGCCCGTCAGGGTCGAAATGTCGTCGGTTACGCAGAGGTACGGCTGGGCGCGGTACGTGCGGGCCGACGCTGACCCGTCGACGCTGAACTTGCGTCCGCACAGGTCGTTGATCGACTGCTCCGCCGAGTCGATGGCGAGGTTCAGGAACGCATCGTCGGTCGACACGGTGATCCCCAACGCCGACTTCAGCTCCGACAGGGCGACGTAGGAACCCATCGGCTACTTCTTCGCGGCGGGCTTCTTCGCCGGGGCCTTCGCCGCCGCCGGTTTCGCAACCGGTGCCGGTTCCGGCTTGGCGATGCGTGAC